ACTTTAAAATCCAAATATGAATGAGATTAAGTAATATATTAACCCATCTGGTAACCAAAACCAGAATTGGAATCCTTCTTTCCATAAAACCAATGAAGAGAAGAACCAAGAGGATAATGTTGATATTGTAAAATACCCACATATCATAGGATAATATAATACTATCTTCCATAAGGAATCATGTAATCCGTAAGGATAACTACTTAACCATTCACCTAATATAGGTAAATGAGTTAACAGGTGAGCCATAAAGACTGAACCAGATAAAGTAGAAATACTATAGAATAGAGATTCCGTGAAGACTTCTAGATTAGAAGTTTCAGGAAGACCTCCCAAAGCAGATCCTATCTTAGAAAAATCTAAAGTAGGATCTATTTGGATCTGGATATCGTGTAATGAATTCACCAAGACAGGTAACCAACTCAGGGAAAATAAACCTGAGATTAGGTACATGAAACCACCGATTAAGAGTACTGATCCGAGGGAAAACACCATATCCAAAAGGAAGATGTTCCCTATTGAGTTAAGTAGACTTCCAGAAAAGAGAAGTCTTCTTAACCATAACCCAATACGTTTAGAGGATACTAAACGCGGTAGTACTGATGGTACCCGTCTTAAAATCAGAATAGGAAATCCTGATTCTCTCAATGTACCATTACCAACTGGTAATGAGAATGTTGGTGAAGGAGAAGGCAACCGAATCGCATCGAGAGACTTAACTAAATTGTTAACAACTCGAATAGATGAAGGTTGACTTTTCGAAAAAAGAGATTTCTTATCCAATGTTATAGTAGAAGGACGATTTGATAGAAGAGAGACAGCTTTTGTCTTCTTCATCAATGTATCAAACTCATTGAAAACGGTAGGGATGGCATTATATCCATCAAATATCGCATCAGTGTTGTTTAATAAGTACTGTTCTTCTGACTTCCTTGAAACTAAATCAAGGATCATTGCTAGAAATGCCGCATTCTGGTGAGAACCATATTCTTTCTCAAAGGTATCAAATGTAGTAGTATAAACTGCTCTATTTGTACGTAAATGAGATCGAGCCTTCTCTTTTTGTTCTGAAATTAAACATTTCAAAATAAAGAGAAGTTGGTTTTCCTGCCAAGGATATAAAATATTAAAATATTTCATAGCCTGGTCAGAATCCTTTGGCAAATTTAGTAACAGAAGAAGTTGTAAGATCGTTTTATTTTTTAAACGACTGACAGCTTTATACTTATATCCCATAGCATAAAGTAATTTATGAAGTGGAATAGAGTATTTCTTCTGATATTCAAGTACTGCAGAGAAACTCGATGAGGATTCTATGAATTCTGCAATCGGTAGAGGTGAAACATCTATACCTTTATGTATAGTTTTCTTAGCAAATTCTAATCCATCTCCAGAAGGAGAAAGAACAGATTTTGAAAGATTAATTTCAACCCCTAATAGTTTCATAAGTTCCAAATACCTCTTAGCTACCTTATGGTTAGTGATAACAATATCATCACCCAATAAGGCATAAGAAGTAAAGAACTTAGTTTCAGGAGTAACTCCTGAAGACCAAGCAGCAACTTGAACAATGAAATGATGAGTCAAGGCTAACATTGCCCATGAACTTAAAGCTCCCATAGGTTGTCCAACCGCATACTTTAATTGTATGGGAGGATTTCCTTGATAGGACTTTCCATAGAAAGTTCGGTTAACCATAAGATTGACCCAATGTTCAGCAAATTTTGAACTGAATACTTGTGTCAAAATCATGGATTGTAATTTGATAGGTAAACGATCAGTTGCAGCGGATAAATCAAAAGAATACTTTGGACCAGTTAAAACCTTTAAAGGTTTTAATTGATCAAAAGTACCATCTGGAGACATCTGTCGCAATAGATTAAAGATCCACTCATGTAATGGGTATAAAGCCCACTGAGTGATCGCATCTACCATCGCAAATACCCGAACTTTCCCAGCTGCTTCTTCTTTATATTCCAAACGACCTAAATCAATAGTTTCACTAAGATGAAGATCATTAGGAATATTAACTCTAATGGATGATAAGAGTTGTTTCAAAGAAGGATGAGGAAAGAATAAACACATAAAGTCAATTGAATGCATAAGACCTTGATTTATCAAAGCTCTATATGCGGATACTATAGCAGCAGGGTGAGAAGAAAATCTATTCTTCTTGTCTTTTACTGCATGTACACTAGATCCTGATTTAAAGATCGGAAACAAACGAGCTTTAAAGGATAATCGACACATATTTCCCAAGATAATTGAGAAAGGTGCCAAATAACCTTTAAAGTGTTGTTCCCAATTCAATGAACCAGAA